GGAGTGTTAGCACCTGAGTACAGTTTTTAAAAACTGCGAAAAATCATCAAACAATCGAACTCCTACAGCGTCTTACATTATGTACCCGACCACCAAGGCTAGTTACAACGAAAGTTTCTCGAATTCCATGAGCGAAGCCCAAGAGCTCAAAAGACCTACGCCTTCCCACAGTCAGAGATGGAACAACCATTATGACTGGTTGCTATGCCCAAGTACAGCTAAAATCCCTCTCGAATTTAGCACGGTTGTAGACGCCCTCTCTTCTTCCAATCTGGACCCTAACAGATTGGATTGCAGTCATAAAAGATAGTAAAACATCATTAGGTATATTATCTTTAACATCATCGACTGGTAGCTGCTGTTGAGTAGAGCCCTGGCCGTTCGTATTCCTGCGAACACCCTCCCTAGTGTTAGGCTCTTTAAACTGCAGCGCCGCCATCATCTGCCTAATTTTATTAGGCCAATCTAAAGAGTTCAGATTAACGAAAGTTCCGTGCTCTGGAAAACGAGTATCAAAAGAAAAGGGGGCCGTCTTGCGTAGACCGGCAAAGTACTCCAGCGCAGCCTGCCTGTTAGCTTCGATAGCGAACTTTATCCCATCCATATGGGCTAGAAGTTCCTTCAACACGGGCACCGAAACCCATTCCTGCTCAGAAACGAACTCAAAATCTTCACTAACAACCGTATAAACCATATCAAAGTATAAGTAAAAGGAAAGAACTGTAAGTATAAGAATGAAGAAATAAACAAACTAAATCAATAAATGAACGACTATTACTCTTTGAATAGAGACTTAAATTTTTTAAAATCACTCATATAGCACTGTAAAGTCACCAGTGCACTCAAAAAACACTCTTCCCTTTTATATCTACTGGCTACAGCACTACACAACGCATCGTAGTGACTGTAATCACCCAATTCCTTAAAATTGTCGTTCAGACTGACGAAATACTCATACAAATGATTGTAATCTTTAATGTCACGACGCCCCAACCTAGTGATAAGCTTTAAGGGGTCCCCGACCACCTTAAAACCGTTAATCGAAGGAACGACAAACTTACTGCAGAAGTAAAAATGATTGGACCTTATCAATTTCACCTCCATAGAGAAGTACCCAGCGAAATCCTCAGTCCTATCTTTCAGTGTCCTGTCATCGAAAACAATTATGTTAACAGCGCCGCCGAACACCGAGAGACGTGCCTCCTCCACAGGGTATAGATAAGCTATCATCGCCATAACCACCACGGTGTTCCCCATATAAGTGGTAGCATCACCACTCTTTCTCTGGTAGTTGACCGAAAACTTTACACCGTTGATGTAATCAGTTATATACGTCTTCCGGTGGCCCTCCCCCCAAATCTCGGAAAACCTCTCACTAAGACCCATACGCCTCCAAAACTTCTCTTGGAACTTATGAAAAAGTTTACCCTGAGACTTGTCAAACTTGGAACAATCTAACTCAAGAATACTCTTGTTATCGTTCGCAAGGCCAACAAACCTGTCAAACAAACCCGCTAGATCACCCGGGGTCATGTCAGTATAAAAACAGACGTTTGGTCGCAGGTTACATAGCAACCTATCCTTCACCACCTTGAAAAGAGCGCCAAACACGGCGTTTATCTCTTTATTATGGTAAACTATGGTCTGCAAGGCCTGGTACTCACTGTTCACGGTTAAGTCTAACTTTGGCTTGACCTCCCTCTTAATCATGTGAACGTACTGATCGACAGCGGCAGCCTCGATCGGTAGCAGCGCCTTTATCTGACCTAGCACCGTCTCACTCTGCGACGCTAACCACTCACCGACTCTGTAATCTGTCAACTCGATCGGACTCGCAACGTAATCCAACGTCGAATCCATCATGTAGGCCTCGAAGAACCGATCAACCATCGCAGACGCCACCGCGTCCTCGTCTATAATCAGACCTAAATCTGGCACATTCATATTTCGCTTATTGACAGCTAACAACGTCTGCCGCTGCGACGGCCGACGCAAATTCGGCTGAGATGTCCTAAGAACCGGTTTCAGAAATCTTCCCTCCTCTCGCTTAATTCTATGAGACTTGGTGAAATCAATACTGCAGTTAGTTAAATTGATGGTCAAAGGAGAATTCTCGACCAGCTCCCAGTCATGAACCTCATCTATAAGCGAATTCCCTGGGAGGTAGCAGTCGTAGATAGCCTGCAAATCCACTACAGTACCCCTCCGTGGCACCACCAGAGGATTCGCCATTGTATACCTGGGACCCGCAGAATACCTTTCAACGACAGAACCACCGTCTGCATACATGGCGCCTCCATTCACCAACGAGACATCGGCAGCCTTAACCTTCTTCTGCTGTGTTAACTCACCACTTGGAGCCTCCTTCGTAGTGGTTGAAAAAACCTCAGTGATGGCCGGCGCCCCAAGGGACTCCGCCACCGCCCCGCCCATCACCGCTTCTGTACCAGAAATGAACTCCCCAGAACCACCGACCCTGAACTTCTGCAGTTGCAACAGTTTAGATCTTTTGATCACGGCGACCACGTCATCAGCCACCACTGTGTAATACCGCAACGCCCGCTTA